GCGTTGTCCGCTAGTAGTACCGTCGTCCGTGCGACCCTTGTGAGGTATTGCATGAACTTTGGTTCCGACATTCACATTGCCTGAACCGGCATAAGTAGCTACAGCTGCCATGTATGGTTTATGGACAACCATCTCTAGGTAACGAGTTTCATTGTCGTCAGACCCAGTGATTTTGTCAAAGAAACCATAGGAAACAGGGTTAGTGCCTGATGAATCATCAGCACCCTGAATCTCAATGTCAAAACCTGTAACACTGTTACCGATTGCGCCAAGTGTAGTCACCACTACGACGTGACCGGGCCGGTCAACTTGTTTCCAAGATGCAGTGACGTTAGCTGACTTATCTGCTACCGCAATTAACTCAACTGCATTTGCATCTTCAATAGTTGTACCCGGACCGGGTGTTCTTGTTGCTTGTGCCATGTTTACTCCTTAAGCGTCATGGATGCCGTAGTGACGTACGACACTAAATGAATTGGCTACGACAACTCCGGGGTAACATTCAACTCGTCCCATGTGACCGGGGCTAGCTTCTGTTTCTCCGAAGTCTACAACGTCAAAGCTTCCACCGAGACCGAGGATACCGTAAACGTTATCATCAGTTCCGAAAGCTATTGAGTAGATACTTGAAGTATCTGAAGTTCCATCTCCGGGATCTTCGTCAAAGTCAAGGATAGCTGAGCCATCTTTGTCATCACCGATGATTCGGATTGGAACACCGTTGTAGGTTGATACCTGACGGCCGAGCATATCTTCTCCAACGTCCAGAAGGGTGAAGTACCCACTGGTGTTGCGAGCAAGGCTTGTGATCTTACGACGTAGCGTACGATTCATTAGCAATGCATCTGGAGATGACTGGTTCCTTACGGTATCCATTGCCTCGTCCATCTTGGCTAGTGTTAGTGTGCCTCCACCAGAAGCTTGAATGACTTTCTGGCCCAGACCTTCGTCAATAAGAGCATTGATACCCTTAAAGTCTTTAGCTGTTCCAGTACCGTCAAAGAAGTACTTGTCAAAAGTACGAGACATTGCTTTAGCAAATTTCGCATATTGACGTGCTTTGGCACTGATTTGGTTCGCTTGTACACGAACAATGTAGTTGTCTATGAAGACCTCTCCACCGAGAATGCTACATCCGAAGAAACGTTCTGTATCCGTACCATAGGTTCGGGTATAGGTTTCGTTTACATTACGGAAGGCAGGCGCTGGAAGAGTGTCTTCAACGTTGACCTTGAGTGCGTTACCTTGTATGGCAGTGAAAGGTAGCATTTCTAAAATTGGTGATTCTTGAATAAGAGTCTCAACAACCCCAGCAGCTAGCTGATCGTTACCGTACTTGGCAGACTCAAGGAGTGAAAGGCTCCCTGAAGCCATAATAATTACCTCATTGTATTGTAGGATTGATAGTTACTACTTAGCCTGTTTGGCTAGTGCTGCTTCAATGGAGTCAAGACCAAACAAAGATCTAGGATCTTTAACAGGAGCAGTAGAACCGCCTACCTGTGAAGCTTCCTTTACCCTTGCATGGGCTGCTACATCTCGGCCAGCTGGAACATCAAGAAAAGCTTCCACTTCCCTGTCAAGTTCTTCGCCTTCAAAGCCTTTACGACTAAGCATTTGCCTAGCTAATTCAACCTGTTGGACTTGTCGCTCCTCATGGAGTTCCTTAGCCCTGTCGGCCATTTCACTTGGCTTAACATTTTCAAGATCTTCAGGTTTCACCAGATCGTATCCGTTATCGCTAATGACAGCACCTGCCTCGTAACTGGATAACCTTGAGGTTAATTCCTTGTTCTCTTTTAATGTATCCTCAAGCTTTTGCCTGAGGCTTGAGCCCGATTCTTGCTCCTGACCGTCGTCATCTGCGTAAATACTCATGCTCTTCTCCTACGCCCCAATAGTTGTACGCTTGTCCTGCTGGGGGAAACAAAACAAGGATCTATTAGCACCCCATAGAGTGTGTACTAATAGCCGGTTCTACCCCTCTGAGTGAACCTTCTGCCCTCTTGCTGGGTGGCAAAGCCACCCCTTCTAGCATACGCTTCTTCCATAGCTTGAGCCCTCTGGAGCAAATCAACCTTATCTGACTGGCCTAAAAGAACGCTTTCTTCAAAGTCAGTTTGCGTAAATTCTTGCACCTCACCTTGAGTAGCCCTTTGAACCATCCCTTGAATAGCGTTTTCATTGCTAGAAAACCTACCATAAGCCTGCATAGCACGAGACCTATCAACCCCAGCCTGCTGTAATCTAGCTACCATCTCCTTATCAGGAGCTTGTAAGCCCTGTTCAGAAGCTGCAGAACCTATCAAAGCATACTGAAAAGCATACGAAAGCTGATCATAAGTCAAAGTGGTATCACCACTATTAGCTATGACACCCATAACTTCCCTAGCAAACGTAGGATCTATACCACGGACACGGCTTACAGCCTCTCTCGTAGTAAGGCCCTGATCAACCATACCCTCAAGCAACGTAGCTACATTCTCTAACCCACGCTCAGTGGCTCTCTCAATATATGTTTGATAGTCAAGGCTGCTGCCTTGAACCACAGCTTCATACTCTTCAACTAACGCCTGCCCAAAGTTAGGATTGATAACAGCTTCAAAAAGATCGTCAACGCTTACATCCATGCCAGCATACACATAAAACTGGTCACGCATTTCCTGACTACCGTCTTCAAGCTGCCTATATGTAGTAACTCTGTTACGCAATTCGTCAGCGTCTATTCCACCCTGAATAAAACCAACATAATCTTGGGGGTCTTCAGTACTTGGATCATAGAAACCGGCTTGCTTTAGCACTGTCCTGTAATCCTCTACACGTTCAAGGTACCTGCGTTCGTTTTCAAAGACCTTAAAGTCCATAGCAGGGAAAATCCTCCTGTAAGGCTCACTAGTTCTCACGGTTTGAATGATCATATCCAATGTTTCACCATTCACAATAGCATCACTAATGATGTCAACAACACCTATACTATCTGCCCAAGGAAACTCTGCAAGAACTTCATCAACTGACGTAGACATATTAACCAAACCCCATCATTCTACCTATAGAACCTAACGTTTGAGAATAAGATGCTTTAGCATTCTCAGTGTTTTTCCAACGAGCATCTTGCCTCAAAGATTTCTTAAAGTCATACATGTTAAATCCATTTTCAGAACCAACACCCTCATCCAAGAACTTAGTAAATTGAGCATCCCTAAAAGTTGGTTTCCCAACTTCAAGCATGCTAGCGTACTGATCTGCGTAAGGACTTGACCATGTTTCAAAATCAACATCCTCAGGCTTACCTGCCCACCTGACGTTAGATAAATGCCTAGCAGTATTCTCTAACGATTGCATCTCACCGTCTTCATCTGTCGTCGTTGAACCCTCAAGTTCAGCCAAACTTACTTGATTCATGTAAAGCTGAGTAGCGTACCTTGTAGCATCAGCATCACTAATGTCCAAACCATAACGCTCCCACAAGTCAGCTACCAGCTGCTTGTTTTCACTAACAGTAAAGCCTTGCTCGTTCCGAGCTTGCTCCTCTTCAATCATAACCCTATTAGCAGGGCTTCCCTCTATCTCAAGAGCAGCTGGACGCACCCATTCTAAAACAACAGTTTGCTGGCTCACTTCACCAGAAGCCAGTTTTAATGCCCATTCACCAAGCTCTGAATTGCCAGCGTTGATTTCATCAACACTGACAGTGCCATCACCATCAGTATCAAAGCCCATCCAATCCATTTGCTCACCAGTGTAAGCAGTCCACAAACCTGAAATAGTTTGAGCATTGTCCTTAATAGCTTTAATCTGGTCAGCTGAAGAAAGGTCGTTCCACGCACGTTGCTCTGCTGTGGTCTGATCCCACCAGTCAGTTTCTTGCAAGAGTGCAGTAAGTTCCTCATCGGACATGTCAGGGCGAGCAATAAACTCACCTATAACACCTAGAACTTCGTCACTCTCTAAAGCTTCAGTACCCCAGAGGCCTGCTTCCATCAGTAATGTGGTAATTATGTCATCCCATGACCTAGTACCGTTATTAGTATCAGGATCCCCTAAGAGACTATCACCGCTAGTTCCACCGTTAATCCAATCTTGAGACCGCTCTTGCCAAGCGCCCTCTGTCAAGACATTAGTATCTACTCTTCCAAAACCTTGATCATGTTCAAAGAAGATCTTTTTAGTGCCAGTAGGTGTCATGTTGTACACTACATATGTTTTCCCATTGACATCATACGCTTCATACCCTTGAGGGACCCTACTATAAGTCTGGGCCCCTGACCGAGAACCTGATGCACCTTCAATAGTATTCCAATCAAAGCTTGTGTCTTGGGAAGGCTCAGCTTCTGACATAACTGGGTAATCGCTGAAAGCACCCAACTCCCAGAAAGATTTATAGTCTCTACCTATCTTAAGGAGACCACCATATGTTCTCAACTCATTATTAAGAGTACTGGAAGGGTCAGCATTCAACCTAGCCCACTCAGAAGGTGGATCATCATTGGTTAACAAAAGTTTCACTGTTGGATAATGACGGTTCATTAAGGTTTTAGCTGTGGCCTCAACACCCAGCTCCAAAGTC